CATTGCTGTGTTTTTTACATCAATTTTTAATTTGAACACAGGTGTAATAAATAATGAAAATAATTCCATATCTCTCCTTTTTTAAAGTTGACCTTTTGTAACCTCCATCTCAGCTACGGTTATGTGAACTTGATTGGCTGCATTAGCTTGTACTTTTAACACATCAGATTCCTGTAAGACAATCATGCCTCCTGTAATTCCATCATGTTGATTTAGTAAATCCACCGTTGCTCCTGCAGCTATGCTTTTTTGGTGAAACTGTTTAAATGTGGCAGAACTTCTAAGTGTTTGTACATCTAGAAGTGTAGCACTACCAGAGTCATTGCAAACGATTAAAGATTTAATTATTATAGTAGTTGGCGGAACAGGAGGTGTAGCACCTGGATCAGCTGTTGGCACAGTTATTAAAGTTGTTAGATCTGTCGAAGTGACATCCAACATAGGTCCTCTGAATGTATTAGCCAAGGAAAAATGTCTCCGATTCTGATTCTTCTCTTATATCTTGTTGAAAGTTTGTATTTAGTAAAAAAACTATTTGTTCTAGTAATCTAATCATTTGATCAAACTGACCTGCATCGTATTCTTGCGTAGCGTTTGGTAATCTAGTTATATTTATTTTAGCCATTATCTTCTTCCATCAGGTCTTATTTGCAGTTTCTGTGAACCAAGTCTCCAAGGTGTATCATCAACACTATTTGTTGTATATCTAATTTTAACAGCCCTGCCTCTACCTCTTACGCTAATTTTTTCTGTGGTGCTAGTTATAGTGCCACTGGTTGTCACATTAGCTGCTGATTGAGGATATTGTTCTAAAGTTAATTGTGCTGTCATTGTGTTTGCTAGATTGTCAAAATCTGGAACTAATTTACTTACTGACATTAACTGATCTCCATCTGCTATCTCAACAGATCCTGTTTCTAAAAATGCTGTAATGGCTGATCCATCCGCTTGATTATTACCAGTTTCATGCTCGAAAATAGATGAGGCCCCAGCAGTCAAACCTAGTATGCTTGTAGCATTAGCAGTTGCGGAAGAACTATATTCTGTGGCTATTGGTTTTTCATAAACATAAGCACCAAGCCAAGTAGTTCTAGCTAAATTTATTGTGTACCAAGTGTTTTCTAAATAGTTGTAAGCAACAGCTCTGTCTATTTGAGTGGCATTAGCTGATGCGTAATACCAAATTATTTCGTTATAAGCCGTGTTAAGACCAACAGCAATATCATTTTTATTTGTGTAACTTAAGTCATCAAATACATAATCTTGAACAGAGCAAGGCATCTTTTTTACAACACCATCAAAGAGATAGAATGCATTGTCTGACATCCAATAGGCAACTCCGTTTACCTCTATGGCAGCATGTTGAGCTATTAAACCAGCGTTAGCACCGAGTTGTCTAAGACCAAATGTAAAAGGTGTACCAACAAATTGAATACCGTGTAATGATGTGTCTGTCCAAACTAATATTTGACCTGCAGATTTTACAGCGCCAACAATTCTTGACCCGTCTGTTATTCTCAAAGATCCAGCCTCGTTTGTAGCAACAGGAGTGTAATCTGTTGCATCCTCTCTGTCTGAAAATCTAAATAATAAATCATCCTGTGTGGCCGTATTACCAATTGTTGTCTCAGTTCCAAATATTAACAAATGTCTTGTGTCAGTAGAAACAAGGCTAAATCTAGATGCAGTTGGAGCATTAGACAATGCTGTGGCTCTTGCTCCTAAGCCACCAGAGGTATCCCAAATAAACGTGCCACCATTTAAAACTGTTGCAATTAGATCTTCACCAAAATTATCAAGTGACCAGTTTCTACCCTCTACAACAACGCTAGATGAAGATCTTGGTGTATCCCAAGTGCTCGCACCCCAAGTTTCAGTGCCCCAACCGTATCCATACGTGGATGATGTCGGACCAGGATTTATTTGATAACTCGCATCGGTAGAACCACCCCCTGCAGCTGTAGTGCCAGATGCGTTTGTCCCAGCATTTATTGTATAGGTATTACTGCTTGGCACAGTTAAAATTTCAAACTCAGCATTAAAATCTATACCATCTACAACGTTCGTAGCAGAGCCATTATCAAAAGTAACGAACGCACCTACCTCAGCTAGATGTCCAGCATCAGTAACTGTTACCGTAGCAGAGCCACTCGATGTAGCAAAAGGATTTGTAAGACTAGCTGTTCTCCTAATGGGTGTAATGTCATAAACTTTACCTTCAGAAAAAATATATAGTTTTCTATCTGATCCCAAAGCCAAATATCTTGTGCCATCTAATCCTATCCAAGAGTGTGTATCTCTAACAGCACCAACCACCGTAACATTTGGATTTGGTAAATTTATCCACCCACCCCACCTTTCTGGCTTACCATAGTGAAATCTCACAAAATCAGAGTCCACATATTTACGTTGATCACCAGCCGAATAGGCGGTGTCTTGCTTATCTATCCCTGGTTGAAATTTTAAATCTACTAACTGCATTTCACCCAATATTGTATACTAAATCTTTGCTGTGGAAAAGAAACATCTTTTCCGTCTTTAGATAATATTGGTGTTATAGCGTGATTTATGTATTTTGGAAAGACCACCATGTGGTTGTTTTCATTGGGTATTTCTATGATTTTTTGACCATCTCTAAATAGTAAATCACCCCCTGTTAATGCAGGATCGCTAAGTATTAGGTTGAAAGTAAAAAATTCTGAGTCTTGATGCCAACCATAGTATCCACCATTATTGTAGCTTATGACATGTATCATGTATGTTTTTTGTTTCTGTAAAAAATCAAAAACCGTTTGTTTACCGTCTTCTTTTAAAAATTCAAAAAAACCTTGATGAAAAAACCAATGATCTAATGACATTATTGTCTCGTTATTTTTTGGTTTATCTTCACCTCTTATCCAATAATCTACAGCTCCACAATCTTTGCCAAAGCTATTGTACTTATATTTTCTGTCAGAGCTAAACCACATAGGCGCTGAAAAATTACCTCTGTTATTCATTAATTCTATTCGTAGCTGCTGTTCTATATGTGGAGGTACAAAATTAGGACAAACAATAATATTATCTGAAACATATTTAAACTTCATTTTGCCCCTTTAAATTGTGTTCCAACATTGCCTTTAAAAGCATAGTTGCCGTAATGTGTCATACCAGATAGAATATCAGCGTATATTTTACCACCCATATTTTGCCACAAACGACAGAAAGCATAGTCTTCTGAAAGATATCTTTTAGTTTGTGGTTCTATCATCGTGTCAAAAAAAGTGTAGTTCCAGTCCGATGTTTTGTGATAGTCAAATTCTTTGTCGTGAGATTGATTAATATGCTGATCAGGCACAAACTTTAGTTCTGGATAAACCTCTGCCATTCTTACAAATACATCTCTTTTAATCAACATAAAACCAGTTGGACCATCCATAACCTCTATAAAGCCACTTTGTAATAGTATTTTGTCAGGATCTTTTACATTTAAATTATATTGTAACGAAGCTGCAAGCAACTCATCTTCAGGCATATCGGGATTTTCTCTAAGTCTTTTCTTTACTTTTATCCAATCAATAGTTTTTCTAGGATAAATACCCGTCACGACATCTTTGTTGTAATCAAGCATTCTTATTACTGCTTCTGGATTAAAAGCTAGATCAGCGTCTATAAACAATAAATGAGTGTAGTCACCGTCCATGAATAATTGCACTAGAGTGTTACGAGCTCTGGTAATTAGAGACTCGTTACCTATTGTGCCGAATTGCAATTCTATTTTTTTAGATGCAGCTAAAGCCACAAGCTGCATGCAACTTTTAAAATAGTCTGCTGTAATCATGCCCCCATAACAAGGAGTGCCAATAAAAATTTTGTTCATATATTACTCACCTCATCTAATATTTTTTTTGGTTCTATTTCTACGCAATACGGATATTCTGATACCATATTTGTAAGGTCTGAATACCCAAATATTTCTGGTTTAGTTGTGCCCCACAAGACTATACCTTTTTTATTAAAACTTTGATTAGCGCACATATGGTGCAAAGCGCTGTCTATGGTTATAAAAAAGTCACAGTATTTTGACAATATCATAAAATCTTCTCTATTTTTAAATAATGGTGATCCACCCTGATCGTTAAATTTTGTTTCACCAACATAAGCTGGTCTTTCATTATCATGACCAAATACAATAAAAAGATGTGTGGGATACTGCTCTTGTAATAAATATATTAAATCCTGACCATACTTATAGTTTCTTCCAAAATTATTTTTGTCATATTGATTTGTCATAATACCTTGACCACCTGTAAATTGTAACAGAACAAATTTATCTATTTTTTGTATGTGAGGTAATAGTTCACTTTCTCTATCAGCATTTATATTAAAATTAGGCCTGTAACTATCTAATTTTATTTCATACATTTCTGACCATTTTTGTAAAACATGTTTTTCTCCTTTTAAAAAATCACTTTTATAAGGGTCATTGTAAAAAATATTATCATAGTGTCTAAAATAATTATAATAAGTGTCAAAGAAAACTTCATTAACAATAATTCTTGAATCTGCAACGTATGGTGAGTAAGTAAAAATTTCTGGATAAGCTGAATTAATAATTAATTTTTTATTATTTTTTTCGTAAAGTTTTTGAAGTAGAGAAGTAAACATAATATGTTTACCTACTCCCCCATCTAAAATATGTAAATCAGACATTTATAGTAAAATTAAAAGCTAAAGATATTCTTTGTTTATCTGATTCATAAACTCTATGAAATGTTGTTGCATCAAATAATATTAAGTCAGCTTTTTTAGGTTTAATACTTTTTCTATTGTCTTCAGGAAATATTGTAAACTCTATTGGTGAATTATCATCCGAAATGTATAAAACACCAGCACCTGTTCTTGTCCTATGATTGTGAAATTCTTGATAACTGTTTTGTTGCATTATGTTGACCCATGACTCGTTTATTAAAAAAGGTATGTTTTTATTATGATTAATGAAAATTACTTCCTCTATCTTTTTTTGTACTTCTTTTCTTATATAATCAAACTCTTGTACCTCATACAAAATATTTTTATAAATATTAAAAGATGTTTTGTTTTCGCAATCCCATGATTTATGATTAAATATATTTTTATTATCTTCTACAAAACTTTTTATTGTTTCAAGCAAATGTTTATTAATAGATGTTTTAAAAACACTAATTTTTTTTAAAATTATTTCTTCCAAATTTCATCTCCAATAACTAAAATATCTATGTCAGAATTGTTAAAGTAATTTTGTAGTTTTTTTACGTTTCCAATAATTGGTCTGCCATTTATATTTAAACTTGTATTTAATAAATAAGGACAATTTGTTTTTTCATAAAATTTTTCTAAAAGTTTTCTAAACAACCCAGTATTTTCTTCAACGGTTTGAACTCTGCTTGTTTGATCAATATGCTCAATGCTGGATATATAGGAATAATTTGCAAACAACATATACGGATCAGAAAAATTTACATGTTCTTTTAAAACAGATGCCCCAAATGGCCTATAGTTTTCTCTTCGTTTAATTTTATTTATTTTGTTTTTTGCATTGTTAATCATTGGGTTAATTAATAACGACCTATTACCTAATGCCCTGGGCCCTATCTCACCATAATTTTGATACCAAGCTACAACTTTACCCTCTTGTAAATAATTAGCAACTTGTTCTATAGTAACTTCTTTTGCACTATTTTTAGGTTTTTGATCCGACTGTACAAATGGATAATTAGTAAAAGATACCTTTTGTAATTTATTTTTTATTCTTAAATGTTCTACAATACCAATACTCAAACCCTCATCTGCACAATGAGGAGGTATCTGTAAATTTTTAAAATAATTTTTTAATTTCGAATTCCATATAATATTTAAAGCAACTCCTCCAGTGTAAGAAATCCAATCATTTTTTTTAAAATGTATTTTGAAAAAATTTAAAATTACCTCGCCTAAATAATCATGCACAGTTTTAATCCAATCTAGTTTTTTTAAATGAGCTACATATTCATCGCCTATAAAATCTACATAATGTGCAAAATTAAAAATTTCATGAATTGTATACATGTCAAATTTATTCAAAAATTTTAAATATTTACTATCTTGGTTGCCAAATGCTTGTAAAGCCATAAGCTTACCTGCAAGATCCATATAATTAAAAGATTTAATACCTAAAAAATTTGCAGCTTCCGACATGCTTATTCCTATTGAACCAAATTTTTTGTAGTTACCTCTTTCTACTAAACGGTTATTTTTAAATATGCTCCACGTGTTATCATTATCTCCAAAACCATCTATGACAACATGATTATTACAAACATTGTATACATTCCAACTATGAATTACAGGCCATGAACTTAAGGCATGTGCGTAATGATGATCGACTCTCGTAACCTTTTTATCTATTAAATTAAATGACTGTTCAGGAAAAAATTCTGTATCTTTAAGACCATACTTTATAGGGTCAATTACAATACCTATTTCATCAACCTCATGTGCTGATATATTCCACACTCTTTTAATTTCACTTTGCCAAGAGTACAAATTGTTATATGCAAAATGTTTTATGTCATACTCTCTCTCAGGTTTGTAATAATGTAGTCCATTGTTATATAACGTGAAGTTACTGTCGTGCTCACAAAGTCTAAGACCTAATAATATCATTCAGTCTCCCTGTTCCAAAAAAAATTAGTCATTATATACCTTGGTTTACTATTATCCATGTATTGAGATGATGCATGTAAAATAGATCCATCAAAGAGAACAGCTCTATTTTCTTTAAAACCTATGACACTGTGTAAAAGAAATTTTTCCTCCTTATTTTTAACATAAAACGATGTTCCATTTTGTAATATATTTTCTCCTTGCACATACACCATACAATTATACAAACAAGGATCTGCATGTATTGTTGCTTTTTCATGACCGAAACTTAAAAATAAAAATGATTGTGCATATTCAGTCTTAACATCACATTCAAAATGTTTTTTTATTGTTTTATATGTGTGCTGACAATGATCACTTTTTTTATCTAAAACAATATGATGATAAAGTTTATTGTTTACACCCGAATAATCATTTGTTCGTGGCGGGTAGTTTTGCTGTATTACATAATTTTTAAAATTGTTAAAATAATCTTCGTCAAAAAAATTATCTACCACATAAATAAAACCATGTTTTTTATTATCTAAACTTATTGTCATGAAGTTGCGTATTCCGTAGATAAATATTCTATCTTTCTTACCCAACCTCGTGGGATTGCTATGGCTCCTCCGCCATGATTATCATCTTTGTCTATACACCATGATCGCATAATTACAATCTTGTCATCGTTATTTACAACCATGTACCCAACCTCTTGGCACACGGCCAACGGAGCATCTACAATATCTTTTATAGGTAGCCAACCTGTTTCCATATCTCTTGCATCAAGCCACGTAACTCTAACCATTGGAAAAGAAGATTTATACATATACTTTTGCATTAAAACTTATGCTTATTCTTGGTTCGTTGTTTAAATTTTTTGTTACAAAGTGCACTAAATTTGAATCAAATATAACCAACTTGTTTACTTTTGGTTTTATTCCGATCGTTGATTTACTTGATAAAAATTTAGAAATATTATTATTATAGTCAACATGATTATCTTGAAAAACTAGATTACCTGAATTGCTTTTTGTTTGTAAATATAAAACACCCGATAAATCTCCTTGATGTTTATGTGGCCAATTAATATCATTTTTATAATTTATATTTGCCCAAAAATTTGTAATGTCTATTTTATTACATTTAAAATTTTTAATACTTTTGCAAAACTCTAAACATTTTTCGTCAATTGTTTGTAGTAAAGGTATAAAAACACCGTTCTTAGGTAAGTTAGAACTTTGCCAACCAAAGGTAACATTGGAAAATTCAGCACCATTAACATCACCACGTCTAAGTAGTTCTATCGTTGCTAATAATTGAGATATATATTTTTTATTTAAATTAGTTTGTGTTTGTCCATAAACATGGGACGGCATAATTAATTTACTTTTCATTTTTAAAATATTTTAAGGTGGCTACCATTCTTAATTCTATGCAAGTTCTGCTTATTTCTCTAGCGCAATGAGGTATAAAACCATCAAATAATAATGCTCTGCCTGGTTTTGGTATGACAGAGTGTATTATTTCTGTCCTTTCAGGATTGGTAAATATAGTCTCACCTCCATAAGACATGGTCCATACTTTATTTAAATAGAACATTACAGTGTAACAATGATCCTCATACCCCCCATCTGTGTGCATCTCATGATGTGTGCCATATAAATAAGAACTAACATAAGCTCTTTTTAATTTATGCTCTTTTTCTGGTAAAAATGTCTGCATTATTTCATCTGATAAATCAAAAAGTTTTTTATGATTATCGTTATTTTTATCTAAATCAGCGTGAAATTTTCTCCAAGTATTATTGTCTCCAGCATGTCCTGTAAAAACCCAACCTTGCAGATCTCTAAAATATCCGTAAAAATTATCTATATTGTCAGTGCTTAAGGCATTATCTATAATTTTAAAAAACATAATTACCAAATAAGCGTGTCAAATCCTGATAGTCTTAATGATATTCTCATTTTGTGAGGCACGTTAAATGCTTTGCCTAGGTGTAAATCTGTAGAGTCCAACATAATTACTCTACCGTGTTTAAATTCTACACTCTTTTTTTGTGTCTCATTATAAAACTCACCGCCAATATTTTCTGTTTCATTGTTTGGTGATAACATTACTATAAAAGATGTGCCTTGATTATAACCATCATCATCCTTGTGTAGACCACCATCCATACCTTTGAATTGTAAGTTTGCATAAATTCCGTGTAAAAATAAGTGAGGTTTACCAAAAGCTTTTTTGATATGATTCCATAAATCTATTAATTTTATGTTCATACTCATGTCTGAACCGTACTCGATTAAGTCTATAGATTTTCTCGTAAAATGACTATGACCGAGTAGATTATATGTTGGATTATCTCCGTAAGGATAAGAACCAGCTGCATGATTGCTGGCCTGCCACTTTACTTTTCTCTTATAATAATTAGCCAATTCGTAAGCAAAACTTTTATCTATAACTTTATCATCATATTTCATTATTTATTTTCACTCGTGGTAAAAGTTGCGTCCTTTGGCACTAGTCTTAAATTAAAAGAAACTGATCTCCTTTCTTCGTCAGGAGTTCTAAAAGGATAAACCATATGAGTAAGCCATGATGGAAATAGGAAAATATCACCTACTTCTGGCGGATGTTGTAATTTGTGTCCACTAAATGTTTTTGGATCACCGCACATAAAAAGTATGTCACCTACACTAGGATAATGATCCTCTGCTTTTCTTTCTTTATCAATGCTTTCTGGCATTTTAGTATAGAAAACGCCTGATAAATCACCATCGTGCATGTGTGCAGGGTTAAAGTCTCCCGCCCATTGGCTCACGGCCCACATGGATTCGATAACCATCTTGTCTATTTTTTCTGGTGCTAATGTTTCATTAGCTGGTGGTATAGATAAATATGATTTAACCATCTCACCAATTAAAAAAACCAATTGTTGTCCATCGCCATCTATCCACTCTGGTGGTATTCTTATTTCTTGTTTGACATTACCAGCTAAGTTTGGTGACCAATCCCAATCTTTAATTAATTTAGGGTCGCCTAGTATTTCATCACACTTTTTATTAACTAAATTTAAAATAAAATCAGGAACTTTACCTTTAATAACAGTAGGACCAAATGGTCTAATTGCGTCAAATTTAAGTTTTATTTCTTTCTGCATTCGGATCTCCTCCATTTATCTATTGTCATATAGCAATTATTTGCCTATAAATATAGGATTAATTGGCTTTAAATTTACAAGTGTCGCCTTCTTGCATTTAACAATCACATATATTGCAATATTA